CTTTCGGTGGCTCGTGCTCACTCTGGCTCGCACGGAAAGCCTTCTCTAGCCTGGAGTATAGCTTGCGCATCTCGTTGAACAAGGGTTCTCCCCCTTGCCGTACCGAGATTCTGACAGCTTCCTCAGGGGTGACAGTTGACGTGCCGTCGAACTTCGCTTCTTGGACGCGGTAGACGGCATCGATGAACATCGGGTCATCGGCAAACGCCGCGAGTAGCGGGTCACTCGAGGTAGCCATCTGTGCGCTAAGCTCTTGCTTGTAGCCCTGCACCATCTGGCTCTGTTGAGCTTCGCGCTGCTGACGCTCTTGCTCCTCGCGAGCCTTCTGCGCCTGCTCTTCCTGGCCACGCTTCCACGCCTCGAGCTCCTGCACGCGCTTGTAATTCGGGTCAGCGAACCGGCTGATGGCCTCGCGATTGAGGTCGTTCCAATCCTTGCGTCCAAGCGCTTTGGCAAAGCCCTCGAAGTCACCCGCGTCGATGGCTGCTTGAGCCTTCATCGCAGTGGAGGCTTTGATGTTCGACTGGTTCAGGATATCTTGAGCCTGGGCCTGCGCTTGGGCAGTGAGTTGCGCAATCTGCGCCTGGTGCGCGCGGCGCTGCTCCCGGAACTGGGCCCGCTCGGCCACGCTCACCCGAGCGTCCTCGAACGTGTACCCGTGCTTCTTCGCTAGAGCCTTGAGCTGCTCGAGCTCGCCTACTGGGTCCTCGCTCGTAGCCTCGTCAGCCGCGCGCGGGTTTTCCGCGGCTTTCTGGGCCGTCTCTGGAGTTTTTGCGACGAATTTGCCTCCCGTCCCGCGCGCGGGGATTGCCGGGCTTTTTGCAGGCTCGGCCTTGGCGGGCTCAGCTTCGGGGGCCTCGTCGGGAGCGTTCTCCACTGTGGCCGCTGCTTCCTGGACTAGCTCAGCCGTAGCCGCCGCCTGGAATCGGGCCACTGCATCGGAGGGAATGAAAGCTTCGCTGTTGGTCGTCATGGGTTACTCAAAAGCCTCCCGAGCGAGGTGATGAAGTCGCACGCAAGGAATACGACAAATATCCAGTGCCACCGCGCGTCTCTCGTCTGGAGAGCTTCGAGCTCGCCTTCGAGCTCAGTGACTCGCTCTTCAAGGTCTTCCATTAGGCAGCCATCGGGGGAGCGCCGGGAGGCGCCATGGGAGGTGCAACAGGGGGAGGTGCGGCCATCGCAGCTTGCGCAGCCATCGCCTCTTTGATTTGGTTGTCGAGCTCGACGATGTATCGCTTGATGAGGCCCACGTTGAACGCGGGCGCCTTCTCGCGGCGTGCTCGGAAGTAGGCCGAGGAGAAGCGGAGTAGGGCGCGGTTCTTGTCGAGGATTGCGCCGTCCGGGCTCTCGTAGTCGCCAGCACTCCAGTCGCTCTCGTCCGCGTCCAGATAGCGGTCTATCAGCTCCTCAATGTACTCGAACTCCGCGCCCTCGCTCTCGAGCTCTTGCTCGAGGTCAGGCAGCGAAAGCATCTGCTTGTACGTCTGCGGGGAGATGAGCTTCTGAGCGAATAGCTCGCCAGCCGTTGCCAGCCTGCCCGCGATGTCATTGGGCATCTGGCTCGCTGGGGTGACGGTGATGGCAAAAGCATCGTCCTCGCCCGGGTCGCACTCGGAGAACACGAGCTCCTTGAGGATGGTCTTCCCGGGCCAGCGGACCTTAAAGCCCGGATGCTCCTTCTCGAGCTCACGCAGGCGCCAGATGTACTGATGACCGAGGTCAACATAGAAGCGCTCGAAAGCCTGTGCCTTGGGCAGCTGACGGCCGCTCTTGGTGTCATTCAGCGTGCGCATGGCTACCGCGCTCTCGACGCCCTGCTCGCGACGGGCAGCGGCGGATACCTGGGAGATGCCGAGCGCATCCCAGAAGGCTTGAATCTTGGCCCTCCAGAAGTCGAACTCAGCTTGTGCGAACGGAGGCGTCACGTTCTCCGTGGGCATGAGCGTTGCCGTGCGGTCCACGCCTATCCACACCTCTGGGCCGTTCGTGGCCAAAGCCTCAGGCGAGACCGTGCCTTCCTGGTAGAAGCCCCGCTTACCAGAAGCGATGATGCAGCGCTCCACGAGCCGGTTGTCGAGCTCGCCTACTTGGGCCGCGAGGTGCGCCCCCTCATCGGCAATCCCGAACCCCCAGATGCCGTCCCGGTGCGGTTCCCAATGCAGGAAGGCAAAGGGGAAAGCCGGCGCCGTCCACTCTTCCTCGGTCATGACCTCGCCACCGATGACGACGACAGCGCGGCCGGGCTTGTCCTTGGAGAAGGGTAGCCGCCAGGCTTGGTAGACGCTGACAGAGCGCGCTGCTCGGGGCTTGTTGCTCACGCTCGAGCGGTCGAACGTGTGAGCGCCTCGGATGGCGGCCCTACGCTTGGCGTTGCCAGTCTCGTCACCCTCGACAGAGGCGTAGAGCGCGAAGGCTTGGTCCTCGTCCATCGGGCGCTTGCGAAAGAGGTTCTGCGGACAGCGTCCCTCGGCTGGGTCTGCGTACAGTTCGCAACAGGGGACGAGCTCATGCTCGATTCGCTCGTTCTCCGTGTCGGACATGACGTAGACGCAGGCGGTGCCCTGGATGCACGCCTCCATGCCGGCGTCGTAGCCAAAGGCCCACATGTCAATCCAGCGGCCCTGGCGCTGGCTCAAGATGCCCTCGCAGACACGGTCGAGCTTCTTTGCCTTGCGTCGCGTCTTCCAGACTCCACCGTTCGTGAGGAACTGGGGCTTGGGCTTCTGCTTGGCGTAGAGCTCGGCTGCAGCCGTCTGACAAGCGCTCCGGATGAGGTTGCCCGGGTCCTCTTCTCCGCGATTCTTGTGGTCACAGCGGTAGTAGCCGGCTGCGTCCGAGCTCCCGAGTCGGATGCCCTCGAACAGTTCGAGGTTGCGCTGGTAGCGGGTCCGGCGTGATGCCTGCTCGGTCCACAGCCCCTCGGTGATGTTCTGGACTTCGTGAGCGAGAGACGAGCCCTCGAGCTGGTGCCAGCGTCCACCGCTGACTGGGTCCTTGTCCTTCTCGGGCTTCTTGCGGCTTGCCATCAGTTGCACCCGTTGTTGGCGCGACCAGAACAGGGCGCCTTGAGCAGATTGCTAGCTCTCACTTCCCTGGACCGGAACCCAGCCTCCCAATCCATCCAGATGCGCTTCATCTCTTCATCGAAGCTCGCAGCGAGCCACGCCGTCAGGAACTCTTGGTAGTGGAACCACGTGCGGCTCTGTATCTGAAAGTCGTTCACTTCATTCCCATGAGCTGGCGAATGCCCAGCTTCTTGTTGCGCTGCTCGCGCTTCTGAATCTCGACCTGACGCAGTCGTAGCCGCTCGGCCCGCTCCCATTCGGGAGAGCCTTCTTTCGGTGGCTCTTGCTCGGGTCGGTACAGGGCCCAGAGCGACCTCGAGGCGTACAGGAACGCATCGGCGCAGTGGTTCTCGAACCTGTCGTCTTCTTGCTCGCCCGTCTCGTCCCAGGACAGCACCATGCACTCGTCCACGAGGGGCCGAGCACGGGACCAATCCACCTTGGTCGAGCCAGACAGAATCGAGCCCCGCGTAAACTCCTGCGCAGCCCGCTTCTTGGTCTTCTCGGCGGCTTCAACGGGGATGCCGTCGTTCCGCATCTGCTCCGCGTAGCCCTTGCCGAGGCCGCCCTCGTCCACGACGATGCGCGAGAACTTGTAGCGGTTCCGGTACTGCTCGATGCGAGCGCCGATGGCAGCTGGGATAAGCCCGGACTTCTTCTCGGCCTCGACTACGTAAATCTCGCCTTGGCCACGCCTGCAGGCGACGACGACGAACGCCGTAGCGCCGTCGAAGCCCAGGTCGACTCCGAGCGCATAGGTGTAGTCCCCGCTGGGGAGCAGGCCGTCGTAGCTGTTGAGGGCTCGACTCATCGGGTAGACGAGCGCGCCGGCATCGTTGACCCACTCGCCCAGCCACTCACGGCGATAGGTCGGGTGCGACTCGTCCCACTTGTGAGACTGGCGACGCTCGGCAAGCCACTTGCCAGCGTGCGGGATAGAGCCGTTGTCGAGCACCGTCCAACGATGCGTGGGCCACGCTGCGACCTTGGGGTCCTGACCCGTGGTGACTGCCCAGAAGTAGCCAGCGCATACAGGACCAGGCGTGCCCGTCAGAGCCAGCTGCCCGTTCGTGTCGAGCAGGGTGGGCTCGAGCACGTCCTCGACGAGCTCCTGGAGGTAGCCAGCGAAGGCTTGGGCCTCGTCCACGGCCACGC